TTGTTTTTTGGGCAAATTTATATTAATATTGTTTTTTAAACACATAATTACCACAATCCCAAATCCTATTATAGCCATTATTTTTCATATTATCCCATTCTGATAGGGTTTCATCAAATATATTTAACTTATATTTTAATTTATGTTTCTGAAAATTAACCCTTGATAATAAATCTAGAGAATTTTTAAAATACCAATAATTTGGTTTAGATTCATGACTAAACGTAAATCCAAGAAATTCATAAAAAACATTACTATTAGAATATCTTCGATCTGCATATGTTATCAATTTTATGGGGCTAACCGTTTTTTCAAAATGTTTTAACAGTTTTGATGCCCCCCCTATAACATTAATATTAAGTTTAGTAGCAAAACGTATAATTTCATATTCTGGTGAATTTTTTGTTATTTTACGTTTACCAAATGTCATAACACAAACAAGATCTTCATTATAAAACAATCCAAATTTGTATTTAGATTTTCCATTTCCTTGTAAATGATTAGTATTTAAAAACACTTTTTTTGTTTTATTGTCTATTTCTTTGATAATAGTATTTCTAGCATAAATACGATTGGTGTTTAATTTTAATTTTGTCAATATAATTGATTTAATTATATCAGATTTAAATATCCACTCGTTTTCAAATATGTGTATAAGGTGTATGCCCTTTTTTTCACATAATCGTGTTTTATTTATATGATAGTTTCGTTTTTTTCCAGTTAATTCCGAATGCCAATAAATACCATCAACTTCAATAGCAAACTTATAATCGGGTAAATATAAATCTATTTCTTTTCCGTCTAATATAATTCTATCATTCTCAATAAGGTTTGTTGTTATATTATCAACAATAAACTGTTTTATTTCCTTTTGAATTCTAGATGAATGACAACTATTACAATAAATATTTTGCCATTTACCATTATTCATTTTATAATCAAAAACATTATTACAAATATTACATTGTAATTTAAATTTTTCTGAATTTAACCCATTGTTTGGAGTTGATAATATTGTAATATTTTGTTCTTTAATTTTTGGTAATATTTCATTTAAATGTGAATTAATTCTACATTGTTGTGCATATCCTTTATTACCACATTCAAGCGAACAGGTTTTTTGATACCCTTTAATAAAATTTATATATTTAGAATTTTTATTACATTCAATACAGTTAGGTATTTTTACAATATTATTATGCAAAACATAAAACCGTTCACTCCAAGAATATTTCTCTGTAATTGGAATAATATCCTTTGTGTAATATAATATAGAACATAACATATCAATACCATTTAAACTGTTTATAAATCTACCAAGTTTACCTTTATTAGTAGTTTTTACTTTTGTGTTTATATAAGATAATACATCTTTTTTATCCTTTAATATATATTTGTTATTTTTAAATGTATCAAACACTAAAATTTTAAATTTTACATTATTTTTAATTGTTGTTTTAGAACAGGAAGACCAATTATTATTTTCCCTTATACATTTATTTTTATTACATGTCTTGGGATATCCATATTTAAACATTTTAAATTTTAACGGAGTTTTACATGTTGGACATAAAGGTTTTTTGTTTATATCATTTAATATACAATATATTTGTTCACCAACATTATTTGTAAATGGTATTTCATTTTGTATTTTTTTATATAATATACTATTTTTAAACCAACCTCGTCTTAATATTGCTGAATTTAATGTACCTGTTTTTGTTAATAAAGTTTTAAGTATTTCTTCTTTAATATGATTCATTTATAGTGTCTCCTTATAGAAATAATTATCCCAAACGGGCAAAAATCAAGGGATATTTTTTATTATATCCCTTGATTTTATATAATATTACAACAATTCAGTAAAATCTTGATCTGTTCTTGTTGCATAAAAGTTAATAAGAATATATTCAGCAGTTCTAACAGGCTTTAAATATATATCCACAACCAATTCATTATTATCAATAACAGATGCAGTATTATTTCTCTCGTCACAAACTATTAAATAGTCATATACACCTTCATTATTTTTAGCTATTTCATAAATAGGTGTAAGAATATTAACAACACGAGTTCTTGTAAACACTGTGTTTGGTTCAAATACAAAGTATCGCATAACCGCATTAGTTGCCTTTTCAAGCACTAAAAATAATCTACGCACATTAATTCTATCAAATGCACTAGGTTTCTTTTGTAATGTTTTTTGACCCCATACAGTATAACCATCACCAGGGAAATAAACCACTGGATTGATAGAAATCTTATATAAAAGATCACGTTGTTTTTGTGTTGGATTAAGGGCAATATCAGAAATATCTCTAATAATACCATTGTTTAATCCAGCAGGAGCATACCATGGTTGTAATGCAGCATCCATTTTACACATAATATTGGCTTCATAACCAGAGAATGGTATCCAAGTATGTGCACCAAGATTATCATCATAAATTTTAACCCAGTTCGCATATGTACATGCGTAATTGGAATTCGAACTACCGAACAGGTTTTTCAAAGGCCAATAGATATGTGAACTAAAGTTTTTACTAGTATCCTGAAGTGTCTTAAGATTACCTTGAACAAAGATATGTTTAAGAGCATCAGAAATCAACAAACAATCTTTACGTGTTTCAGAACAAAACTGATTAAGTCTATTATAAATAACAACCCAATCGTTTTGAACAGACGATGCTGAACCATCAGTTTGATCTGCAAGATATGTTGATTCAGTATCATATGCTTCAAAAACACCTTCAAGATACGTAGTGTCGTCATAATCTTGACAAGCATTATCATCAGTTACACCTTGCGAAACTACTGTAAAAATAGTGCTTAATCCACCATCACAAACAATATCAATAGGAACTTGTTCTTTATTTTCAGCAAGTCTTAATGACCTTGAAAGTTTAGTAGGTATATTTCCAACATATTTTATCTCTGCACTTGTTGGGTCCACACGAGGACCAATAGCATACAATGATTTAAGATTTGTACGAACAAGTTTACGAACACCGCCTGGAATCCAACTATTTTGACTTGCAAAATTTGGATTTACATAAGTTTTCATATACACAGAATCACCATTAATCATATTTGCTATAAAGTATGATTCTGCTTGTCCGTTTGGAGAGTATGTTCTAGTTGCATCCAATGATCCAACATAAGATTCTCTAATATTTGCTTGAAGTGCAACACCATCTTGTGTAGATGTGCTGCTTTGACGAAGCCTGAACAATCCCATGATAATTGTATCATCATAATCAGAAATATCTATTGGAGTTGAAGGAATCGTTTCTAAATCTTCAGATACAGAATCATTAATTTCAGTACCACTAAGTAATGTTTCAATCATTGTTGAAGGAATAATATTCCAATCAGTAGCACTATCATTGTCATTATAATTAACAGCACTAATAGAATCATAAACTGTATCATTTAAACTAGTGTTATCATGAATACCAAGATAATATCCAGCATAATTATTATCAACAGAAGTTTTGATTTCATTAATTACAATAATACCAGCATTACCAATAGCATCATAAGCACTAATAGAACCAATAGCAGTTGAATTAGGAGTGGTTGTCCAATTAAGTTGTCCAGATTCCCATGCCAACGCTTCAGTTTCCGTTAATACAAATTGGCTAGGTGCACCAATTTCATATGCGGTACCACTAGAATATGTGGTAGTATCATCACCACTAAGTACGCCTGTACCAGTAATAGTCACAGGAAATAGTAATGCACTATATTCTGAAGAATATCCACCACCACCACTAAGACCATAAGGCAATCTGTTGGTAAGTAAATTACCTGGAGATTGTAATACTTGCATTGCAGTATGATACATATATCTTTCAGCAGCGTTTGTTGGTATACCATAAATTTGCTCAAATTCAGTAATACTAGTAATATTAATCAATTCATCAGTTGGTCCACTATCAGTAAAACCTTGTATAAAAACATTTGTACCAACAGGCAAAGTTGCACGTAGAGAAAGATCAATTTCTCTTATTTCAATTCCAGGACTTTCAATTGTTCTTGCCATTTTATATCTCCTTCTTAAATACTATTAAAGTGTTCTAATGTTCTAGTTTTCTTAATTATTTACTTATTTTTAAGATGTTTGATTGATTTTTTTACTCTAACATTAATGACTATAACCTATTATAATTAAATATTATTAATTATTGTTATTTATCTAACAAATTAAACATATTTATTGGTAATTAAGAGTTATAACCCAACGGGTTCGCCACCTTCTAATAACACTATATCCATTTGATTAAAAACAAATACAAAATTAGATTCTAATTCTGTTTCATCTCTATAATTATATCTGATTTCTCCTAATTCAGTAATAAACGAATTATAATAATCAAATTTTGCTATCTTATTATTATATTCATCTAATGCAAATACAGTTAATGTGGTTTGATAATCAGTATATTTTGGTGATAATATAGAATTTTTAATGTTTTTATCAGCAAAATAAGTATCCATACCACTCGGTCTAATTTTATTCATTTTATCTAACCATTTCCATAACAACCAATAATTATTAAATGCATTATCTATGGTAAAATTAATTGCTATCGGTTGATACTCAGGTCTTGATTGTCCAGTTATTTTATATGGTTGACCACCCCATCTTACGTTCTGTGCTGGAACAGAAACCGAAGGAACTACAACCCCCCAAATAGAAAATTGAAGAGCATCCTCTTGAATATATTCTTGTGTTCTTGGACTTAAAATAGCAGTGTTAAGGTCTTTAAGTACTTGTGGTAACGTTAAAACCAGTATAAATTTATCTGATCTTGCTTTATTAGTAATCGATTGATGTATTGGTGACATAAATATCCTTATAAGTATTTATTCAACCTCTTGATAAATGAATTGATTTATGGTATATTATCTATATGTATAAATTATATGAATATGTTGTTGACGCAATTATGAATGATGAAATAGTATATACTACTATGAAATATATAATAGACGAACAACAAGTTGTTGTTTATTATAGTTTAAATAATGATATGTGGTATAAAGCAGAAGGTATTGAACTTTTACACTTGGACATAGATGATAAATTAGTATTTAAAAAAAATATATCAGAACAAGAACTTAAAAATATGTTATTTTTAGAAAATTTATAAATGAATAAGAAAAAGAAAAAGAAACATATAATTATGTCAATTCCAAAGGGATATAAATTTGCTATGGTTGGTGTTGGAAAATCAGGACTTATGCAAGCAGATAAAAAAGAATTTAAAAGAAAAAAAGAACGCAAAAAAGGAAAGGATCAAATAAAAAACGAGTTACATAACGAATATTAATTATAATGTATGTTTATAATACTAGGTCCAACATCATTCTTTTTAGCTTTTATTAGGGTGTTATTAACTATCTTATATTTAATTTTTTCTTTTCTTTTATATATTTTATCTTTAACTAGTTTTCTTTTTTCTTTAATACCCAAAGAAACAATGGTTTTAACACGAGTGCAACAATCGTTTATTATCCAATTACCAATGATTTTTTTACCTTTGTTTGGGGTATCATTACTAGATATACTAATAACCGGATTATCTACCTGTTTGGTTTTCTTTCTTTTAACAGGTTTATCTATAGATTTATTAGATTTTCTCTTCCGTTTAACAGGTTTATCTATAGGTAAATCTATAGGATTATCAATATTGGCTGTCTTTTTAAATAATTTAAACATAATATTTCTTTAAATATTTATTGAATTCACTCATAATATTTGGTAATATACTAGTATGAATATAAGTAAGATAATATTTAAGATTAAACAAAATCGGCTAAAACCAAAAGAACGTGTTTTATATGCTATTACAAAAGGGACTTATATTGGTTCCTGTGTAATATTTATAAAACCAAAAGACCATCCAAAAAATAACATATATGCAGCTATAGCTATAGGCAGTAAAAATATGGGTGACAGTACTATGGATGGTGGTATGGATGCAATACAAATTCCTGAACATGATGTGATTAGTGGATTAACTCACGGAATATTAGATAAAATAAAAAAAATACCAAAAGAATTATATTGGTTGTGTTGTAAAGAATATGAAGAAAGAGTAACTCTAAAAGAGAAGAATAGCGAAGAAAGCGTAAACCTAAAAGAGAAGAATACCAATGAATCTACTAATTGATGGCTCAAGTTTATTGTGGAGAACACATTACGCATCTAATGCACAAAACCTTACTGGTGTTTCGTCAGATATTTATTTATTTCTTAAGTGTTTAAAATCATATGCAAACATGTATAATACTAGAAACATTTATATTGCATGGGATAAAAAATTAAATACCGAAGAAAATTTTCGTATACTAAAAACCAATGGTGAATATAAAAACCATAGAAACGAAAAAAACGCTAAAGAAGTATATGAATCTCAAGAAGATATACACAAAGTTACTGAAATGTTATCTTGTAAAAATTTGTATCCATGGATAATGGAAGCAGATGATATTATTGCGTGGTTATCTAAAACACTTGAAGGTCAAAATATTATCATAACAACAGATTGTGACATGCTTCAATTAATAAATAATAGAACGTGTGTTTATCATCCACGCAAAAAAATAATAATTGATCATAAAAATTTTACCACTACACAAGGAATGCCAATAGAACACTATATTGCTTATAAAGCAATTCTTGGTGATACGTCAGATAATATTAAAGGTATTAATGGATATGGTCCTGTTGGGGCAAAAAAATTAGCAAAGACATGGATAGAAAAAACAGAACCAATTAAACCTGAATATGTAAATATCATAGAAACAAATACACAATTAATGGATTTAAGTATTGGATATACCTTTGCTGGAACTAAAGAAGTTGATATTTATCAAGAACAATTAAACAACTTAAAGGATATTACACCGGATTTTGTCACATTTGAGGATTTTTGTAATAAACACCATTTTGATAGTATTATTAAAGATATAAATCAATGGAAAAAAACTTTTGAATCATCACGATTATTAGATATTTTAAATAATATAACGGTTTAATCCATTAAATATACTAAATAATTAAGAAGGATTGCTTTTATGACTTCATATGACAAATTATGTACTATGTGTAATGAATCTACCACAAACAGTATGGCAGAATTATTAACGAATTTGTTAAAAATAAATACTCCAGAAAAAAATTGTGTGGTTTCTAACCCAATACAACCAGATGATAATATTGGTGAATTTGGTAATAGTTTAAATGTTAACATAAAAACAACCGAAGAAGGTGGTATTGAAATAGATTCTAAAGATATGGCATTTAAAATATCAAAAGATGTATTCGAAGCTATTAAAGTGTTTATAACTAAAGGAGATAATTAAATGGGTGTTTTTATATCAAATAGGCAAATCGATTGTAATTTTTGTGGGTTCCCATCAGTTCGTGGAAAAGAAAATTCTTCTAAAAAAACTAATGGAGAATTATATGTAGAATGTCGTTGGATTTGTCCACGATGCGGTAATCTAATACGATTAGATGATAAAATTGTTCCATCACAAAAGAAAGATGTATAATGAACGAATGTAATTCATTTAAAGATGCGGTAAAAAGAGTGTTGGTTATAGAAAAGAAACCACTCAAACCACCGTTGAAAATTAAACGAAAACATGTATGTACATATGTTTCAGAAGCTATGGGTAATACTAATGTTCCTGGTGCAATAACTCCAGCATCATATGCTGGTGGAATAAAAGGAATACCACCATTTTCTAAAGCGTCTACAGATGATAATGTATCATCTATAGATATGAGAGATATTGGTAGAGAAGAAAGTAGAGTAGCTAAATCTACTAATAGAAAACCATATCCACTTGAAACAATAATAGATTTTATAGCTAGTTCAGGAGAAAGCCTACGAAATGCCCAATCAATGATACAACTATCTCTTAAAAAAAATAATGTTTCGCTTAACAAAGAACAAAAGAAAGTGTTAGAAGATGCCCAACAAAATATTAGTACTAGTTTAGGTAATATTTGTAAGGCAGCAAAATCAATAAATAATATAAATATTAATTGACAGTAGTATGGTAATATGGTATTATATTAAAAATAGGAGAGTGTTATGTCAAACCCATTTATCAATACAAAAACGGTTTCTATGTCTATAGATAATAGTAGTTTAGTTTCTAATATCGAATGGAAACGTATAGGAACCGGAAAAAATCCAAAAGGAAATCTTGTCATTATATTTAATAATAAAACTAATGACAAATATACATATACTAATGTTCCAGTTAATGTTCTACAAGAAATGCTTTTGTCAGAATCTATTGGACAATATTTTCATATAAATATTAAAAATAAATATGATACACATAAGGAAATTATATAATGGAAACAAATAAACTCGGAAAATATGCAACTATTATAATATCATGTACACTTACAATTATTATTTCTGCCATGTGTGCATTGCCCATTCTTTTTTGGGGGTGTTCACTTAAAAAATATGCGGCAGTGTTTTGTATACTTGTAGCTGTTCAACTTTTTATTGCCACATTATGGAATTATTTTATAAACAATAAATTAAAACTAAAAGAAAAAGAGATTATTGCAATTGATCAATTAACTAATGCTATGCAACATGTACAAGTAACATGTGCATATTGTGGAATTATGAATTATGTAGAAATATATGTAGGCAAGAAAAACACATATGAATGTACTACATGTAACCAAACAAATGCGGTTCAAATACAAATATCATGTTCTAGAACACTTACATCAAAGACACAAAAAGAAGATATTACCAAAATTTTTAAATCTATTGATGATAAAAAATAACTAAGGTATTATTATGGATGAGTTTACAAAACAAACCCTAGCAGACGAAAAATATAAACAAATACGAAACGCTCCCCCAAATGAATATACAGGAGACTTTAATACTCCTTCGTATAAAGAAGTGCCTAATAATGCTATACACCCAACTAAAAGTGATGACATCAAAAATTTTTCAACTCAATATAAAGAAGATTTCGATAAAGCATCTAAAGATTTTTGGCAAAAAAATACACAAACAGGATTAACAAAATATAATGGTGGAAGTTTAGTAGCTAAGTTTATGAAAACTGAATATACAGTAGAAGAACTACTTAAACAAATAGGCGTTTTTCTTAAAGAATCAATTGCTAATGAATTGATTGAAAAAAAGATACAAACAGACGAACTTACAGAAAATTTTAACGCTGTTAATATAGCATTAAAACTATTAGCAAAAAATATTCAAAAATTAGATACTACTATTAACGTGGAAAATATATCAGCATATTTACATGGGTTTATTAATTCGTATATTAGTAACCTTATACATAAAAAAATAGAAAGGGATACTATAAATGCGACAAAAAAGTAAAAAAAACGTACCAGAATTAACCGATAATAATTTAGAAAATATGAGTCCATTACAATTATCTCGATGGATTGCATTATTCGAGGGTGTAAATATCATAGCAGATGAAGCAAAAAAATATGGTAAACGATTTAATTATATGCATATAAAACAACCAGCACTAGAAGAATATGTTAATAAAATTAGTATGTTAGTTTATAAAGAATTAACGGGTAAAACATTATAAAGTAATAAGGAACGGAATATAATATGCAAATGATACCAGGATATATTTTTACTGTTAGAACTCCTAAATCAACATTTAAAAAAGGAGAAACATATAAAATATATAATATTACTAAAATAGAAGATAACGAATCTACTAGTTTTAAATATACATTTAATTCTGTACACGGACAATTGGAAGTATGTTTTGAGTCTATTGATTATGCAGAAAAATTAATAACTAAAATATCGGGTTAATTACTAATGAACGGTAAAGGCGATAAGTGGAGAAATGGCATTGACTTTAAAAAATATTGGGATAATTATCCTATACCACCAACTAAAAAACAATCTACCGCTATTAAAATAGAAAAGAAAAAACACGGAAAAGTTAGATATAGTTACAAATAACTTTAATACTTTTTCATGATACCATTAACTTCGTTTTCCCATTGTGTTGTATCATAATCATTTAATTCATCCATAAAAGATTTTGAAATATCTGCATAATCTTCTAAAATATTTCCGTTGACATGATTAACATTTAATGCAAGAGATATTGCTGTTGTCATTTGAGCAACGGCTTTATATATTTTTTCTGCTGCTTTTCCAAGTTGTTCATCAGAAACACCATACATTATATTACCCATATTTACATCTAATCGTGTAGCAGTTTTTATACGTTTTATAGCGTTGTTTATATCTTCTATTATTGATTCTAATTGAGGTCCATATGTATTCATATAGTCTTCATACATTTCTTCGGCAATTGCAGTTATAATGGATTGTGGAGTAGGTGGAATAACCTCGTCATAGTCTCTGGGGTCAAACATATTTTCCATAAAATATTCAATAAATTCATCATATAAATCATTTTCTTGATAATATGATAATGCTTCTTCTTCATCACCTTCAAATCCCTTTTCCTTTTGAAGCCATTGTGCTATTTGAGATTCATAACTTTCAGGAGCATTATAAATATCTTCTTGAACAAATCCTTTAGCTTCTTCTGGATCAACATATTGTCTAATTTGTTCTGGTGTTAATTCTATTTGTCCCCACCTAATTCCATTCGTCATAATATCATCAACAGTATTTTCTGTAGTACCACCAGTAATTTCAGTAGAATACTCAAATACCATTTTAGCCCATGTTTGTGGATCATCAATTTGATGTGCCTTTGTCCATTCGTTAAATCCATCGGTTAAGTTAGATGTAATATTTTCAAAAATTTCATATGCAGTATCATAAAACCGTTTAAACAAATTTTGAAAAAGTTTAGAGTGAATGGAATATGGATTATCTTTAAGTTTACTAAGCTTAAATTCAAGCTCATGTAACATAAGAATATTATCTTCAAGATCATCTTTAATTTCAATGTCTTCAAGCATAGATTCTATAAGAAAATATTGTTTAAATTTTATCATTATGTATAAATTTCTCCGTTAACTTTTGTATACTTTAGTACAATATTTTTTGTGAATTTTGTTATATTACCAGAACAATAAAAATTATTACCAACAATTTGTGGAACACCGTTTAATGTTGTAAGTTTATTATCAGAACAATGAAAAGTACCCCCAACCGTTTGTGGGGCACCTTTTAATGTTGTAAGCTGATTTCTAAAACAATAAAAATTATTACCAACAGTTTGTGGAGCACCTTTTAATGTTGTAAGTTTATTATCATCACAATAAAATCCACCATCAACAGTTTGTGGTGCACCTTCTAATGATGTAAGTTTATTACGAGAACAATCAAACGCACCACTAACTTCTTTAAATTTCCAAGGTAATTTTGTTAAATTTAAATGTGAACCATGAAAACTACCATTAATAGTAATATATCCATTTTTATCAATAGTATGATCAAAACGTTCTAAATATTTTTTTGGATCAAATATATTAGTAAAAATATTTTCGGGTATATTATACGTTGCTATAAAACCTTCAAACATATTGGTACTAATTTCATCATCTATTGCATCATAAACCTCTAATTTTCCTCCTAAATAAACAGCTACTGCAACTTTATAATAGCGATCATTTACAGGCATATCTTTTGTTAAAATATAATAAAACTTACTATCGTTTTCTATGTATTGATCCCAGTGTTTAGACTCTTTTGATGTTGTACACCATTTAGTTCCAGCACCATATTTACACGATGCAGCATGAGTTTTAGGTACAATAACCACGGCTCTATCATTTTCAAAAACCTTTTCAGCATCTTGCCCTATTTCCTTTTTAACTTGAGTTTTTGTTTTAACATTTTTAAATTGATTAATAAACGAATTAAATTCCTCAAAGGATTTAGACATCCAAAAGCCAATATCAGCTTCTTGACCTTTGATTATATTTCTAGTCTTTAAACCTCTATAAAAATCAATAGCCAATTCAACTTCAGTAGGATCAATACCCTGTTGAATCCATTTATTTTTAGAATCAATAAATGATTCAACTAATACATTTCGATTAAAATATTGTTTAAACTGTATCATTTTTCTTCTTCATTAACTTTTGTATTCTAAATTTATATAAACTATATGGTCCTTTGGTAGTCTTAACTGTTGGTTGATTGTTTTTATCTGTACCAAATCCTTTTACTGTAGCAGGAGAGTTTCTCCATTTACCTACAAGTATAACATCACCCTTTTTTATGTCAGGGTTTGTTTTTTCTGTAAAATATTGTTTAAATGTTATCATTAATAATTTCCATATATTTCATCTTCCCCACCATAGTCCCACATCGTATCAGATTCGTCTTGTATGTTGCCAGGATAGTCCTTATCGGGGCTTTGTGGTTGATTATACCCCGATAGTAGCCCTGTCCTGGTTTCCTCTCCTACGTCACCCATAAACAGTTCTTTATCAATTCCTGGTTGATAAGAATAATCAAATCTTTTACCTTTTAATACCCATACATAATGTCCTAAAAGAGTATTGGTATTAATAGTCATATCTTGATGTGCTCTATCAGTAATTTCAAATAACTGTGCACTACGAATCCATCTAGCAGACCCAGATATTGCGTCACCCAAAGAGTTTGACGTTGGTGGATAAACAATAGTAGCAGGATTATTTCCTTTATAATAACAAATATCCGTAAAAATATCATCCGATAATGATGATGTATTAGACCCATAACCAGGAACTTCGTTTACGTCCCAACCAAGTTCTGTAAGTCTGATAACATCACCCGATTTAGGTTCTTTATTTTTTCCAAACTTTCTGGCATAATCTTCCATTGTAACAAGTAATGTTACATCAGCATCTGTTTGAATACCAAATTTGGAAAGTAATATTGCTTCACTAGCAATATCTGCAAACATAACTATATTTATGGGTACTGCATAGGACGCTACAGGATCTTCACCATAAAGAAAATCTTGAGTAGTTAAACTATAGTTATAAGTATAATATTCTACCTTTGTTCCATAACGCCCAATAAGTTCATTCCAATAGCCAGAAAAAATAGCACGTTCATTATCGTTATTAGCTTTATTCAAATAACGAATAGATTCAAAATTTTGTTGCGGTGGCGTTTTACACTGTTGTTGTCTTAATAATGACGCCATAACTCTCCTATATTTTATGTGTTGATACTTTACCAAAACCAAAGGTTGGACTTAACGGTCTTTTTGGGGCTTTATGTCTTTTTTTATTTCTTGACCCACTACGTGAAATTTTATCATGTTTAACTAAAAACATTTCTGGCGTTCTAACATTTTTGGTTTTTCTCCACATAACAATACCAGTTGACCCTAAATGTTTTGCAGGTGTTTCTGAATTAGGTAAATGCATTTTATATTTAGTGGCTATTGATATAGCCTGTGGTTTTGAAAGTTTCCAAATACCTTGATCCGCCGCCTTTGCAACATCAAGAATTCGTTGTGCCATAGGAATCGCTACTTCTCGTTGTTGTGATTTAGGTACCCAACCAAGATTTTTTCTGTTCATTGATCGAGTAGATTTCATTGAATGTCTGTTAATTGGATCTTTCCATTTGGTTTTATTAACAGACGGTACCTTCTTACCAGAAAGTTCTCCTGTTATAGACTTTTTATTAGAAGTACCAAACTTTTCAGTTAATACTGTGTTTATAAAATTATCAAATTTCATCGGTTATTTCCAAAGATCTTTACCACTTTTTTTAATTATTTTAATCTCTTGATCTGTTATCTTATCATCAGATAAAATTTCTTTTAATTTTTTTATAAAATCAAAATAATAATATCGCTCTAATAACTTGTAAATAACATTTTCAGGTAGTTTGTTCTTCTTACCATACTTCCTAATTTCTGTAGGAGACATATCTTTATCAAATGCTTGTTTACGAAGACTTGTAACATTTTTATACGATCTCACAAGAGCCTCAACACCATCTTCAATCTCTTGTAATTTCTCTTGAGTCTTTTCTTTAAGCTCATTAATTTGTGTTGTATCCATGTCTTGTAGTGCTTCATAATCAATAATGTCTCTACGAAGTTCTGCTGTATTAAAATCAATTCCGTTTACACTGTTTTGAAACCGTTCCATATATTTCTTTACATTTAAATCTATATCTTCTGGTTCTTTAATCCATGCTTCATTAGCAACATCATATGCCGCATTAGTGTTACCAAGATCATACGTGCTTTTAACTGCATAATAATTAATTGGGTGTGTAGTTCCAGCAGCTAAATTACCATTTAAATGCTTAATAAGATCAAATATACGAAGCATAAGATTATCATCAGAAACATCAATTTGTACATTTACATCAATATCAGAATGTGGAGAATATTTTTTAGTAAGAATACTTCCAACAACAAAATATACCACCACTTTAGTAACTTCTTTAAATTTTTCAATATCTGTCATTATTTGTGTTTTAATCATAGGATGCATAATTGGTGGCTTATCATCAGGAAATTCAAATACAGTTGGATCTAATGAGTTTCTAGTAATATCCAGTATAGATTCGTTTATTATATTATTAATATAGGTATTAAAATTATTCATGTAATTATTTACTGTATTTTATATAAAATAAAGGCACTAATTTAATAGTGCCTTTATATAAACTTAGGAAGTTAGAGTTTTTTTATTAATCTTCAACAAACGATGCGTTATTTGCTTTATGTGCAGAACCATCGCCCTTCACAGCAAATTTACTTTTATCGTGTTTAAGACCTTCTGGTCCGGTTTCAAGTTCACCAGTACGTTTTTTATCACTGCCTTTAATAGCAGCCTTTTTACTTGAAACTTTTACACCTTTACCAGCAAGTGGTCTAGGTGCCTGAAGTTGTGAAATATTACTATTAAATTCTTCAGGTTCTGGTTGAGACTTCATCTCTTTAATAGGATTTACAGATTCTTCTGTTGATATTGGAATATCATCATTAGCATCCATTCCCAATTCTTCATCAGGAGATGGTTCCATTCCTTCGTCACCAGTAAGTTCTGCACCTTTAATAGAAGCAAGTTTACCAAAAAGCTCAGATAGTTGACTATAAATTTCGCCTTCATCTAATTCTTCTTCCATTTCACCTTCTACAGGTACGGTTTCTTCTGGTTCAGGAAAATCACCAGCTTCATCATCATATCCATCACTTTCAATGTCATCTTCATTAATCATTGCAAAATTAAAAAGATCCATAAAGGACTTTTTTGGAGCATCTGATTCTGTTACGGTTTTCTTAGTAGCTGTCTTATTAGTACCCTTGTTTTTACTTACAGGACTTAATTTAGCATCAGCTTCTTCGGGTGAAGTAATATCTTTAGCATTTTCAGCACCAGTTCCTTTTTGAACTTCAGTAGTAGATGCTGCATCAGCAGGAAGATCACCTGGCTTTAAACCACCAGTTTCACCTGCACCAGTAGCATTAGATTGTACTGCTAATGGGGTCATTTTTTCTTCAACAAGCTTTACATACAAATTTGCGATTTTATCTTTATCTGTTATCATAACTTTTCTCCTTCTTCCTATATATATTTACTAATTTACCGTTAAATTCAAGTATAAAAATCGTTAAACGGTGTTATTTTAATTATTTAGCATTTTTACGTAAGTTTTATAGTAAATAATTCATATAAGACGTGTTAATATGAAAGATAACGAAAGAGAATATTACCTTGGGGATAAAAAACTACCCATAGGATCTATAAAACAAGAATACACACCAGAAATGATTAAGGAAATGCTGGCGTGTGCTAAGGATATTATAAGGTTTACTAAATATTTTTATATAACTTCACTGGAACATGGTAAAGAAAAAATAAAGCTTTATAGACCCCAAAAAAGACTTGTTAAAGCCTTAGTGAAATATAGATTTAATATTATTCTTTCTAGCAGACAGATCGGAAAAACGACAGTTACAACCATATATGCATTATGGGTAGCATGTTTTAACAAAGATAAAACTATATTAATCGTTGCTAATAAAGAAGATACAGCTAAAGAAATCCTTTTAAGAATCAA